CGTTACCGCTAGGAAGTGGTTTACAATACCCGCAAGAAGGACAAATGTTTATGCATGTGTTCCATGAGATCAAAGTGAGTAGAGTATTACCAATGTACGCAACGCCTAAACTATAGGCAGAAGAGCATGAGGTTAGTGGGGAAATGGAAACAGAGTACCCACTTTACTAAGCTCGCAAGCTCGCCAATATTAGCAAAGCAAGATGTGTTCCCAATGGCAGATAATTGATGATTTTGCCTCATTGCCGGCGGGCTAGTTTTCTCAAGTGAAGTATATAAAAACCAACAAGACATGAAAACAATAAATAGATGGAATAAAATGAAAGACGGCAAAAGATGGCCATACATAAAACAAGCTATAATCTGGAAAAACTTATTAAAATGGCAGAGTGCCTAAACAAGATACCAATACAACTAAATGAGCCAATAGAGATCAAGGGAGCATGGAGATATCAGATAAGTGTACCATGTGGAAAGTGTGCAAGGTGCTTAGAGAGGCGCAAGATGGAATGGGGGTTTAGAATGGGCGTAGAGTTAGAACAAAGCAAAACAGCGTATTTCGTAACGCTGACATATAGCCCAGAAGAAGTGCCGTATAACAAGTACGGAATGAAGACGTTAAGGCCTGATGATTTCACAAAGTTCATGAAGAGGTTAAGACAGAACCACAAAAGAGGCAGAACAACGTTAGAGCATTTAAAAAATGGTTTAAAGAATAGTGACAAGATCAAAATGTATGGAGCAGGTGAATATGGAGAGCTTAGAGGCCGTCCCCATTATCACGCGATTATATTTAATACAGCTATGATCTATATTGAGTCAAGCTGGAAACTTGGAAGTGTACATTGTGTGAAAGCAAATGAGTTGACAATAGCGTATGTAATGAAGTACCTAGACAAGTGGAAAGACAAGAAGCAAGACAAACGCAAAGTGCCAGAATACAATGTAATGAGCGAAGGAATAGGAATGCATTATGTGGACACAATGAAAGAGTGGCATAAAAGAAACCTAGAGGTATTGTATGTGACGAACAAGAAAGGCATTAGGATACCGATGCCAAGATATTATAGAGAACATATGTTTACTGAAGATGAGCGTAAAGAGCAAGTGAAGATAGTTGAGGCAAAGATGGAAGAACTGAAAGCAGAAGAGATCAAGGAGTATGGAGAAGAGCTATATCATACAATCAAGAAGAATGAATTGAAGTACAGCGAAGCGAAGTTTAAGAAAGCAACGAAAAAGCGTAGTGTAGATTAAATTGTATATTGCAGACGTTCATTGAAAGGCGAAAGACGCACAGGAAATAGCTGACGAGAAATCAGACAAAGCTGTGACGAGAAAAGGCGAAATCGTTTATAAGCGATTTTCAGAGAGAGTTAAGGTGATAGTGTCACCTTAAGGCGAGGCCCGCCAGAGGGGCTAGAAACAGCATTTAAAAGCAAAATTAAATTTTGTGATATGTTAGCAGTAAAAGAAACAAAGAGTAGAGTGTATCAAGTATATGATACAAAAAGTGGAGACGTAGTCCACTATGCAGTAAGCTACGAGCAAGCAATTAGTTTCATTAAAAAAGCACAGAAGTATGTTAGACAAACAATTACCGCCTGAGTTAATAACTCAGATTATTGAATTACTCCATGTAGCGGGAGGGATACTCATAGGATGGGTAGCCAAGTGGTTACAAAGACAACAACCTAAACAATTAAAAAGCAGAAACAATGAAAGCAAGTAAAGATGGTATTATCAAGAAAGTAGGAACGTGCGTACACGTTCCGAAGGTGATCACCGACCCAAGGTTTAAGGTGATACCAAAGTTAAGCCTAAGAGGCAAGGACATTATGACAAGGTTAAAAAACCGAAGCTTAGTGTTGGATGGAATGACAGGGAATTATACCCTTGAGGAACATTGGGATGCAGCAAGGCGAATGAGCAAAGCAGATGCAGCAAGGGCATTGCTGACGAACGGGAAAACTATTGCAGACATGAAAAGAACAATGAAATGAGCGAGAACTTAGATGAATTAAAAAACGACATAGTAACAGGCGAAAGGGTTAAGATACTTTTCGAAATTATTATGGAGGAGCTAGGGATGACATACGAAAACACGATGACAGAAGTGATGAAGGAAATGGCTGAAAGCGTGAAGAGGTATTACGACAGTACAGAGGCATTAGGTAAACTAATGCATGAGAAGCAAAGAAGAGAGCTAGAGGACACAACCAACCCATTAGAAAGGTATGATGCTCATACAATGTAGGGGGGTGTGTCAGTTAGCAATTATTAATCAAGGAAAATAATTGCAGATGCCGTGGCAAGACTTATTACCGATAGTACCCGTGATCGGAGACGTAGCGGGAAAAATCATAGACAGAGCGCAGAGCCGTAAGGACATAGAAAGGCAGAACGCATATAACACACCAGCAGCACAAATGGCAAGACTGCGTAAAGCAGGGTTACCAATGGGGGCGATGGGTGGAAATATAGCGAACAGTCAGAGCGCATTACCGCAGACATCAGGAAGCGGTATAGCTGAAGGCGGTAGGGGAATTAGTAATTTCATTACAAACCAAACCCAACTACAGCAGCTAGAGATACTGAAAGAGGAAGTAAGGTTAAAGAGATCAGAGAGGCTGAAGAATGAAGCAGAAGTGACCTACTTACTAGAAGGACAAGGAGAAGATCGTCAGGGTACAAACCTGACGAGAAACCTACGAACGCAGTACGGTATTCAGGACGCACAAATGAAAGGTGCAGAGTTGAGTAACAAAGTAAGTGAAGTGGCAGCAGAGAACGCAAGTACAAAGACAGCACTAGAGAATGCAGAAGCAATCCAAAGGATAGGAAAGCTGATACAGGACAGAGAGTTGACAGGAAAGCAGATAGAAGGTGCAGGATATGAAAACCAGATAAAGAGCGTGATAGCTCAATATCAAAAAGGTATGAGTGATGCACAGTTAGGTAAGCTACTGAAGGAAAACGGACTTCTGGATAAGAATATCACAGGAAAGGAAATCGAAAACGATATACAAGCCGTGAGATATGAAATCGAGAAGGCAACGAAAGAAGCACAAATAGCAAAAGCAGATGCAGAAGGTGCAACGGCTATGTTAAGCTATGACAGCGCAAAGGAGTACTTCAAGAACTACCAAGAATATCAACAATGGGTAGATTTAGTACAAGACGAACTGAGAAAGCCGCCAAGTCAAAGAAGCGTCAAAGGAACGCTGAAGATGATACAGGCATGGGCATACACGACGATAACAGGGATTACAGGGGCAAGCCCCAATGGTACAAGTTTTCTAAATTTCTTGAAATGAATTTAGAGAGAGTGTATCTAGTAAGGTATGATGAAGTACCAGACTTATTGATAGTAAACTTGGAGTTTACAGATCACGACATTTATAATTTTAACAGCTTAAACTAAAGAAGATGAATTACAATAAAAGTTTGTTTCAAGGTGTACCAAAGAAACAAGTGAATAAGTCAAGATTTGACTTAAGTCATGAGTGGAAGGGGCAAGGATTAATGGGGCAGATATACCCCGTAGGAACATGGGAGGTATTACCAAGTGATGAATGGGAAATATCAAGTGAATTTCTATTTAGGTTTAATCCTATGTATTTCCCGATTATGCACAAGGCAACAATGAGAGTAGATTATTTCTACATTCCTAACAGGATATTATGGATATATCAAGGTGAAGGTAACAAGGGATGGACACGATGGATAACAGAGCAAGAAGAGTATACGCATCCAACTATAGATGCGAATATGACAAATGCACTAGGGGGATTTAACAACAATGTATTGGCGTTTATGGGAATACCGTTTTTACAAACGGGAACAGGTTATTCAACAACCATAACGGGTTTGAATGCATTACCGCTGAGCGCATACTTAAAGATTTGGGATGAATACTACAGAGTGCCGCAGTTAGAAGACGAAAGGTGGTTTCCGTTAGAAGCAGGGGATAACAGTACGGCGATGGATTTGGCGTTTCAGGAAGAAGCAGCACACACACCAAGAACGTATCAGGCATTTAGTGCGAAATGGGAAAAAGACTATTTTACAAGTGCATTACCGCAACCACAAATAGGCGACCCAATTCAAATACCAATGTTTGATGCATGGCCGAACGCAGTAGACACAGACAGCGCAACGAGATTACCTAATGTATGGCTAGATAGCACAGGAGGAACGGCGGGTGTATTAGGAGATCATCTGGAGGTTGACAACAATGCAAGGACAGTGATAGATGCGAAAGGTGAGCAATTCTTGGATATACAGACAAGAGCAGCAACAATCAAGCAACTAAGAATTGCAGAAACGTTACAAGGGTACTACGAAAGAATTATGAAGGTAGGCCAGAGATACCGAGACTTTATAGAGGGTTTATGGGGAGATGATCCAGAACCGAGCGTAGTAGATGTACCCGTGATGATTGGAAGTAGATTTGGAAGGGTGCAGATAGCAGATGTAATGACGCAAGCTAGTTATGATTACGCAACAGAAGCCGCAACAAGCCGAACGGGAGATTATACAGGACAAGCGAATCTGTATAGTAGCGACAACGAGAAGATAAGGTATTACGCAAGGGAGCATGGTTGGATTATGGTATTGTTGCAAGTTAACCCGAATACAGGTTACGGACAGGGAATACACAGAATGTGGAGACGAAGCATACAAACGGACTACCCGCTAGATATTTTCAGCAACATAGGAGATCAAGAGATACTGAAGGAAGAAGTATTATACAACAACCATACAGCAAGCGCAGCGAAGAACGATGATACCTTTGGTTACATACCAAGGCATAGTGAAATGAGGTATATGAATAACATATACACAGGAAACTTACAGGGTGTGATAGCACCTGGAGACGGAGCGGGTATAGGAATAAGCCAACATTTAGGCAGGTGGTGGAATCCCACGATATCAGCATCCACAGATTACGACCTCGCTATAACAATAGGAGCAGCGTTTACATTAAGTGCAAGCTATGTAAGGGGTGGTACACGAATCGTTGATACGTTCAGAACGTTACCGCTAGGAAGTGGTTTACAATACCCGCAAGAAGGACAAATGTTTATGCATGTGTTCCATGAGATCAAAGTGAGTAGAGTATTACCAATGTACGCAACGCCTAAACTATAGGCAGA